GGCAAATATGTTAAGATTCAAGTAGCAAAGCCAAGAGCGGTATATGTGTCCGGCAAAAGATCATATGAGACTAGTTTAACTATGAATAGGAATTTTAACTTATGAAACGTGTAGCAGGGTTTTGGATACCAGATGATGATCATAATTTAGTTCTTGATTTATTAGGGCCTGGTATTCCTCATGAGGAACAATTATTTGCCAAAGTTAGAGAATACATTAAAGACCAACCTAAAAGACATTTTGTTGATGTAGGTGGTAACATTGGTAGATGGAGCAAAGAATTTGTAAACGATTATGGAAGAATTACAGCATTTGAACCTGCACCATATAACATAGAATGCTTTTTAAAAAATACAGAGCATGATCCTACTATTACTTTAAAACAATTTGGATTAGGAGAAGAACGAGGTAAAGCAAGACTAGACATAATAATACCAAATCATTTAGGATCAACTATAGCACATCCTGACCCAAATGGCAATGTAGAAATACAACGATTAGATGATCAAGATTGGACATTTGAACAAGTTGACTTACTTAAAATTGATGTTGAAGGATTTGAAACTGAAGTGTTAAAAGGTGGCAAAGAAGTGATTAATAAATCAAGTCCTCTAATTGCTGTTGAGCGACACGGTTTCAATTATAAAAAATTGGGAAAGAATAAAAAAGAAAGTCATTTATATCTACAAAGTTTAGGATACGAATTGATATTTAAATTAACAAGAGATTGCATTTATGGACGACCAAATATACATTATAGAACACATTAAAGAAGCAGACGTGTGTAAAACACATGACTTTGAAGATGATAGTTATCTAAATTTAAATTTTACACAAGACTTCTATTATTATCATAAGACACGCAATGTTGAGCATAGCAGTCTAACAAATGAATGGAGACTGTTTACTTGTATGTTTGGAATGTGTAAAATTACATTAACACAAACTCCTGGGTTCACTCAAGAACCAATTAAAGTATCACGAGAAAATAAAAAACAAATTTTGGTTGGACCTGATGTATGTGTTCATTGGGAAAATATTAGTGGAAAGGCCGTAATGCACGTGAAAATACAACAATGAAAAACTTATTTGTAAATGGTTGTTCATTTCTTAATCGTAGGAACACCCCTGCAGGTCATGTAAGATTCTCAACTGCTGAATGCATTAAAGACTTAGGTGGATTTGAATCAATGACTAATCTTGCAAGAGGTGGTAGAGGTAATGATAGAATATTTCTTACTACAATATCATATTTTGAAAATAAACCAAAACGTAAAGAAGATACATTTGTAATGATTGGTTGGTCTGGATCACAACGTCTAGATCATCCAACACGTTATAGTTATAAACCAATGTCTAAATATTTAGATGAATGCTGGGCAACAATAAAAATTGCAGATGGTAATTTAAAAACCTTCATCGGAATGAGTCACAACATTAAAACAAGAAAATCAGAACTAGATGTGATCCATTGGTTGATTGCAAGATACTATCAAAACGTTTTAGGATTACAAAATTATTTAAAAGTTAATAAAATTCCGTATGTGTTTTACAATTCTTTACAACCAATGCTTAAAGATGGGAAAAAAGATCATAAATGGTGGTTCAATGCTGTTGATAAAACAAAATTTTTTAAACTTAATAGCAGTCAGTATGAGTGGGTAAAAGAAAATAATCTAGCAATTAGTGACATAGATGAACATCCTAGTGAAGAAGGACATACACAATGGGCAAAAGAACTTTGGAATTTTATCGATGGAAATTAACCCTGATACTTTCTGTGCCGCAACTTGGTTTCAAGTAAGAAATAGACAAGACATGACTAAAACTGTATGTTGTCAACTAGATTGGACAACTAAAGATTTAGGAACAGAAAAATTAACACCAATGGAATATATGAACTCTCCTAAGATTATTAATATGAGAAAACAATTAAGTCAAGGTAAAAAAATTAAAGAATGCTCTGTATGTTGGCGAAACGAGTCTAATGGAGTATTAAGTTTAAGACAAGCAGTAAACGAACAATTATTACGAGGTGGGTGGTCCGAACTTTACTTTAATAAAAAAGACAATTATGAAACAGACATGATATTAATAGCTGATGTAAAAATTGGCAACACTTGTAACTTTGCTTGTATTATGTGTAATGCACAAGACAGTTCAAAAATATATGCTGATTGGATGGCAAACAAAGATTCAGAATTTGTTGAAGATTATCTTAAAGAAGACTCAATGTACTTAGAAAAATCTAAAAGTACTGGATATAAAACAAACTTATATCGAAAACATATAAATGATTTGATTGCAAACAACAAACATATATTGTCAATTAAAATGCTTGGTGGTGAACCATTAATGGACAAAAACTTATTACAAATATTATCTGATATGCCTTCATCAAGAAAAAAGAAAATACACTTACAGTTTGTAACAAATGGTAGTCATAATCTTAAGCAAACTACAGAATTGTTAGGTAACTTTAAAAAAATTGAATACCATGTTAGTTTAGAAGGCGTAGGAACAATGCAAGAATATGCTCGTTATGGTGCTAACTGGTCTCAAATCGAAAGTCATATATTAGAACAAGAAGAATATATGAACGGAAGTATCCAAGTACAACACGTCATGCAGGCTTCAACTGTATGCAAACTTCATGAATTAATAAATTGGGTAGGGGAAAATAATATAGAATTATCAGTTGATAATTTATTTTCTCCCTCATACTTGTCTCTGCAAGTAGTACCTAATAAACTAAAACCTGTTATTATTAAGCATCTACAGAATGTTAAACCTTTTGCAATAGTTCAATCTACAGAATATACACCATACTCTATAAATGCTATTATTGATACAATAGAAAAAATTGTATTCAATAAGACTAATTTTGATAGATATAAGAAATACATTAACTTTTACGAACGCGATAAAGTACTACCAGCATTCGTTGATGTATGTCCAGAATGGAAGGAATACTTTGATGAAGTTTAGTTTGTTTCCTAATAACACATCACGGAACGGTTTTCCGATAATGGACGCATATGAGTATGCTCTTAAACAAGCAGGTGAAACTATAATGCATCATGACATAAACGCAGACGTGGCTGTTATTTGGTCTGTGTTATTTCAAGGTAGAATGAAATCTAACAAAGAAGTTTGGGAACATTATAGAAAACAAAATAAGCCAGTAATTGTACTAGAAGTTGGTGCTATTAAACGCAATACAACATGGCGGGCAGGCATTAACGGAATTACAGGAGATGCATATCACGGACCAACTAACAATCCAAAAGACAGATTTGATTTATTTAAAATAGAACTTGCTCCATGGGTTAATAGATCAAAAGGCAAAATTGTTATATGTGGACAACACGATGATTCAGCACAATGGATAATGCACAACGATACATCAGTGGCTAAATGGATATATGATACAATAGTATCTTGGAGAGCAAAGGATCAAGAATCAACATTTATAATACGTCCACATCCAAGAAATAGATTCCATTGGGCATCTTTAGGCAATCCAGACCATTTAGGTTATACTGGATTGTCTGATCCAAAACACATTAGTGGTACATATGATGATTTTAATTTTCCTGATCTGTTAGACCAAGCCAGATTAATAATCAACTATAATTCTAATCCAGCCATTGAAGCAGTACTTAAAGGCATACCTGTAATGACACATGAGTCAAGCAGGTGCTGGCCTGTAGCAAATCCAATTGGATACACTGAAACAATACGCACTCCAGATAGACAACAATGGGCAAATGATTTATGTTACCAAGAATGGACAGAATCAGAAATACGTCTTGGTGAACCTTTTCGTAGAATAAGACCTAAGTTAGAAGAGCTAGTAAAATGAAAAAATACGTTTGTCTAAAACACGGTAGCAAATATGATTCATCATTTGTTAATATATTGTATGCTATGTGTAAAAAACATTCTACAACACCATTTGAAATGGTATGCATAACAGAAAATCCCAACGGACTTAATCCAGCAATAAAAATTTATAAATGTCCTGACTGGGGAGTACACGGTGAACGTAAAGCATGGTGGTACAAAGTATTTTTATTCTCACCAGAATTTCAAAATTATTGTGGTGATGAATTTATCTTCTTTGATCTTGATGTTGTAATATTTTCTAATATAGATAAACTTTGGAATTTTAAACCTAAAGAATTTGTTGTTATAAATGATTTTAACAGATGCAGAATTCAAAACTGGCACGTGAGAAATTCATCTGTAATGAAATTTAATGTTAATTGTGAAAATCAATTATGGGAAAAATTTAATCAAAATAAAATGAACGTAATAAACAAAATGCATGGTGATCAAGATTATGTTACACGTGAATTACCTAATAGTAATATGTGGCCTAGAGATTGGATAATGAGTTATAAATGGGAAATAGGAGTTCATGTTCGTAAAGATACGTTTCCAGGAAGACACAATATTATAGATGGACGCACAGAAAAAACTACTACAATGAGAATAACCGATGGTAAAAAAATATGGACAACAACATACAGTAAACCAAAAAGTACAGCAGAAACGTGTGTCGCTGTATTCCATGGTAAACCAGATCCATCAGAATGTTTAGAAGATCCATTAGTGGCTGACAATTGGAGGATTTAATTATATAATAAAGTATGACCTATGTTATAAAAGAGAATTGCATTAAATGTAAAACTATGGATTGCGTAGAAGTATGTCCAGTTGACTGCTTTTATGAAGGTAAAAATATGCTTGTTATTCATCCAGAAGAGTGCATTGATTGTGGTGTATGTGAACCTGAGTGTCCACAAGAAGCAATAGTTCCAGATACAGATGATGCAGAAGATTTTGCCTATTGGTTAAACATTAATACAAAATATGCAGATAAGTGGCCCGTTATAACAAAGAAAAAAGATCCTCCAACAGACTGGGAAAAGTATGATCATTTAAAAGGATATAAAGAGGACAAAACAAATATGCTTGATCCGGAACCAGGAACTGGCAATGAGTAATTTAAAAGTTTGGGGTGATCCATTAGAAGCAACTAATAAAACTTATGAAGGTGAAGAGATACTTGTTAATATAACAATACATGGAGGCCAAAAGTTTGAAGACAGAGAATATGTTCCAAGACGTGTATGGCATAATACCCAAAATAAACCAGCATTTATAATTGGCAATGGTAGATCAAGAGAAGGATTTGATTTAGAAACATTGCGTGGTAAAGGAACAACTTATGGTTGCAATGCTGTTTATAGAGATTTTAAATCAGATTATATTGTTAGTTTAGATAGACTTATAAGTGAAGAAATTGCTAATAACTATCCATTAAAAGAAAAACCAGCATATTCAACTAAAATAAACATCCAAAGATATAGTGAAGATTTTATATTAGTACCAAGGAATCCTGGAATGAATACTGGAGCAACTGCAACCCATATTGCCAGATTTGATGGACATAAAGAAATATACCTTCTAGGATTTGATTCATATAATACCGATCCTAAAAAAACCAATAATTTATATGTTGATACAAATGCGTATGCTAAAGAAAACGAGGTTCATGATTATAATATTTGGACAGTACAAATGGTAACATTGTTTACCAAATATAAAGATGTTGACTTTTACAGAGTAGGTAGTAAAATAATAGATGCATATAAGGAGATACAAAACTTGAGGCATATTACCTATGAAAAGTTTAAAACCAAAATTAACAAATAAAAAAGGAGCAAAAGTGGAACTACCATCAGATACTATTAAAATAGGATATACAACATATGACATTCAAGTATGGGATAAAATGACAGCAACAACTAATGAAGCATATGGTGAATTTTATGAAAAAGAACAAGTAATAGGAATTGATGGTAATCAAAAAGGTAGTCAATTGGTAAACACATTGCTTCATGAAATTATGCATGGTATTATATTTCAATATGGCCTTAAAATTGACGATGAGAAAAAAACTGAAGCAAAAGAAGAGCATATCGTAAATGCGACAGCGAATGGTTTATCGGCAGTCTTTGTAGATAATCCGTGGTTATTACCATGGATGCAATCAGAAATCAAAAAAGAGAAAAAATAAAAATCCTTATAAATCAATGACTTACAGCACTGGTTGACAATACCAGTAGATGTGTTACTATAGTAACATGAACGAACTATTGAACAATAAAGGGGATAAAACTATGTACGGTTCAAAAGAAGCAACTGCTGTTCTAAAAGCAATGGAAAATTATTCCATAGAAAACAGTGGAAAAATGATGGTGTTTAATGGACCATCAGGACAATATAAAGCAATTACCGGTAGAACAAGAGTCGATGGCTCTATTACTGGTGTTGTACATAAATTTGATGCAGAAGGTAATACTAAACTTGCTGGATCATTTAAAATCTTATCCGATGGCTATATTAGCCGTTGGACTGGTGTTCCAACCAAAGTTAATGCAAAAGTTAGTGCTAATGCTTTGGCGGAACTTGTTACACCTGTTGTGGAGGAAGTAATAGAAGAACAAACAGTTACCGACGAAGAAGCCGCATAACTGAATATTCATTATGGGCGGCTTATGTCGCCCTTTTAAAAGGAGATGCATATGACATCAAAGATAGTAATAAAAGATATAACAAAATGGCCAGGAGCGGCCAAAATTTTCAAAATAGTTAAATTAATAAATTATCCACGCATAGAGTTGATGGATCAAACTTTTGATCAAGACGAGTTAAAAAAGTTTATAAAAGGATTACCAGGAAGAATTACCTATGAAGTATTAGGAGACTATTCTAGAGTAGTAAATCTTGATCATATGGAAAATCCAGCATTATGATGAGAAACGAACAAGTATTAGATAAATTATATTCTATTCAAACTCAACTTGAAGATCCTAAAAATGCTTATGGTGTTGAAGGAGCCAAAGATGATTTAAATGGATTGTTAGAAGATTTAGAAGAAAAAAATAAATTAGTAAAAGACAGTAGTGTATTTTTAAAATTTGTTAATCAAGCAGGTGTACTAAAACGAATTCTAGAGACTTCTAAAAAGAATTTAAATCCATCTGTATACAAACTACTTGAAGATGATTTTCGACTTATTGTTAGTTTAATAGAAGGACTTAAATGATGGCTAGAAGAAAACGCAGAAAAGTACCCACTACACCGCCAGCAGGTAAATCAGATAAGCAATTATTTCTAGAAGAAAAATTTGATCAAAGACCGGCCAGCAATAAAATTAATGGTCGATTTATAGATAGGATTTATGGTAGTGGAAACTCAATGAGACTAATCCAAGAAGATGGAACCATATATGTAGGTGCGATAAGTACTAAAAGAAAACACCACAATAAACCAGATGATACTAGTTTTTGGCAAACCATGTATGTTACTAAAGATGGTAGATGGTTTGATAATGGCGGAATGCCAATAGAGAAACAGGAGGAGGATGATAATGAAGATAATAAAATTGAAGAGTCTGAAAAACCAGAAACTAAAACATAATATAAGCGAAAAGAAAGTAATCGACCTTGAAACTAGATTACTTGATACTATCGAACCATTACTAAAAGAAATGAAAGACACAACAGATAGATTAGTAATTGCAGGTACAGTTTTAAAAGTAGCATTAATTTTATATAAAGCAGACCTTGGTAAAGACGCAACAGCAGGACTTATGTATGAAGTTGGTGATCAAGTTGACCGAGGATTATTAGAAGAAGCTGATATCAACAATCCAGAAGGACAAACTATCCATTAATGGATGACCTTTGATAAAAGAACTATATAAATTTTGGAATATACAAACACATAATATTCATGGAAATGAATTTACAGGGTATGAACCTGTTTATGACCAATTAGAAAAATTAGATAAACCTGCTTTTAATAAAGATCCCGAAGGCACTATCGATAAAGTATTTGATATTTACCGATCAATTAATCTTGTTCCAATAATTTATTTTACAGAAAAAGGGTTAATAAATTCTATTAAGGATTTTAAATCAATTAGTTATAATGCAGTTAAAGATTGTAAAATAAGTTTAGGAAACAATCGCGGGCAATCTCTAAGTAGATTTTTATTTCCAAATATGATGACTGCTGAACCAAAGGGTCGCGGCAGTAATAGTCTTAAAGATAGATTTTATAATGATGTAAAATTAAAAAGAGCAATACGTATCTGTTATGAAATGCGTGAAGGGCATAAACTATCATATCCTACTGCTATTCGACGAGCACTAGAATTAGTTACTGGTGAAAATATACAAAATTTTAAACCACAAAATGCTAGGTCTATTGCTGAACATTTATGTCCTGTGCTCTGGGGTAACATTTATGACTATAGTGCAGGTTATGGAGGAAGACTATTAGGTATTAGTTGTAGCAATATGAACTACAACTACATTGGCTTAGACCCTAACACAGAAACTATTAAGTATCTAAACTACTTTAATAACTTATTAGACGAAGCTGTTGGTGCAAGGGGAACAATAATACAAAATGTTAGTGAAGAATATCAACCAACAGATATTGACTTAGCTTTTAGTAGTCCACCGTATTTTAACTTAGAAAAGTATTGCGATGAGTCTACACAATGTATGATAAAGTATAAGACATTAACTGAATGGTTTAACGGATATGTTGAGCCTACCATTGAACGCATTTATAAAAGTCTTAACAAAGATGGTATATTTGCTACAAACATTGCAGATTACAAAACATATGGAAACAAAGAATTTAAAGTTATCGAAGATTGGTTATCATTATCTAAAAGAATAGGATTCAAGCACGTTAGTACAATTAAAATGATGCTTAATACTCGACCCGGCATTGGCAACAAAAAATTATCAGGACGAGAAAAATGGGAGGGCGTTTACGTTTTTACAAAATGAAACCTAAATTTATAAATGCATATATGGATGTTGCAGAACGATTTTCAAAATTATCCATTAGACTTTTTTCTCAAGACGTGTTAAAATAGCGACATGGCATCGTGTGACGTTATTATAAAAGATGAAGTAAATGTCAAAGTAAGTCGCCTTGAACTTACCACTAGACGTAAATTAGCAAACAAATTTAAATACGAAATACCAGGTGCAAGGTTTATGCCGGCAGTTAGACTTGGTCGTTGGGATGGTTGCGTTAGTTTCTTTTCAATGGGTGGTCAAACATTTGTTAACTTACTACCTGAAGTTTTACCAATACTAGAATCTGCAGGATATGATATTAATTTATCGGATGAACGTCCACCACTTAATCTAGCATTTGATGAAATTGATAAAAACCATTTGTCAAATAAGAAATGGCCAATTGGGCATACACATCAGGGGCAACCAATTGAATTACGAGATTATCAAGTAGAAGTTATTAATAAATTTTTACACGCACCACAAAGCATACAAGAAATAGCCACAGGGGCAGGCAAGACAATTGTTACTGCAACATTATCAAAACTATGTGAGCCATATGGACGTACTATTGTTATTGTACCAAATAAATCATTAGTAACACAAACAGAAGAAGACTATAAAAACATTGGTGTAGACGTTGGCGTATATTTTGGAGATAGAAAGCAATTAAATAGAACACATACAATTTGCACATGGCAATCATTAAATAATTTGATGAAAGCATCTAAAGATGGGGTTGCTCATACTACTATAGATGAATTTGCACAAGACGTAGGGTGTGTAATAGTTGATGAAGTACATATGGCTAAAGCAGATGTATTAAAGCAATTACTAACAGGTCCATTTGCTCATTGTTCAATTCGTTGGGGACTAACAGGTACTGTACCTAAAGAAGACTATAATCAAAAAGCATTAACTGTAAGCATAGGACAAGTAGAACATAGAATAAGTGCTTCTGAACTGCAAGACAAAGGTATATTAGCAAACTGTCATGTAAACATTATACAGACAGAAGACTTTGTAGCATACAAAACATACCTAGAAGAACAAAAATACCTAACAACAACAAAAGTAAGAATGAAATTTGTAGCAAATGAAATTAAAAATATAGCACTTTCTGGAAATACTTTTGTCTTGGTTAACCTTATTAAGTCAGGTGAACTACTTGAAGAACTAATTGCTGACGCAGTTTTTATAAGTGGCAAAACAAAAGTTGATGACAGAAAAGATCATTATGATGACATCAAAACTTCTGCAGATAAAATAATTATTGCTACATATGGAGTTGCATCAGTGGGGATAAACATTCCAAGAATTTTTAATTTAGTATTAATTGAACCTGGTAAATCGTTTGTGCGAGTAATACAATCAATTGGTAGAGGAATACGAAAAGCACAGGACAAAGAATTTGTACAAATTTGGGATATTACGTCAACAGCCAAATTTGCAAAAAGACATCTTACCGCCAGAAAAAAGTTTTACAAAGAAGCACAATACCCTTATACTATAATAAAGAAAGAGAATTAATGCAAATATTAACAGTAGAAAATCAAGGAATGGCAATTAACAGTTTACAAGATGAAATTGATGAGGATATGAGATTTTCAGTACTTGATAATAGTGATACTGAAAATCCAGACTTTTATTTTGTACCATTAGTGTTCTTAGAATCATTTTCTGCTCCGGTGGCTGTATTACAAATAGGTAAACACAAAATACAAATGCCATTAGATTGGTGCGTAGCAGTAGGTGATCATGAAGCAGGTGATGTTGAAGTACTACCAATAACAAGTTTAAACTCAAGAGATTTTCACGCATTTAGTTTTAATCCTCTCAGCACTTATTTGGTAGAATGGCCCAAGATTGATATTATTAATGTGTACTCAGAAGTTAAATGGTATTTTCCAAAAACTAAACCTAGTCAATTATTATGCACTCCATTGTCTAATACAGATAATCCAGATTGTGTGTATTTCATTAAGGAAATATCAAAACAATGTGAAGTTATCGACTATGGAAAGATGTGGTAAACGGTTGTGAAGAAATGGGGATCAATGAACTCTGAAGAATATTCAAGAACTAAAGATAAAGAACTAATTGATAAAGAAGTAAAAAAGTTCTTAAAAAAAGGTGGCAAAATAGAAGTTGTGCGATCAAGAATGGGCGGAGATGAATATCATCAAAGAGAACCAGGTAGTAGTGTAAAGGTGAAAAGATTTGGCAAATAAATTTTTAGATTTAAAAAAGACTTTGAAAGCAATTGATTTGCGTGATAAAAATTATTACGACAATATGTCAGAAGAAGATCAAAAATTATATTCACCATTCTTGTTTATGAAATATATGGCATCTGTAAAAGGACCACTTTGGATGCAAGAGCATTACGTTGAAACTATTAATGAATGCGTTAATAAACATTTATGGACCATATCTAAATATAAAAAATTAGCATGGCTTTTAACTTCTATGTGTGGTGTTGAACAAGGTCAATTTCATCCATGGTTAGGATCAAAAAAGAAAACAGGTAATAATGATAAACAAAAACTGTTAACACAATTATATGAAAATATGAAACTAGATGATATAGAAACACTAGCAGAAATTAATGATAAAAAAGAATTAAAAGAATTAGCAAAAGATTTTGGGCAAGATGACAAGCAAATTAAACTCAGATAATATGTATGAATGTGAACATTGTGGTAAAGAATTTACACGTGAAAAAACACTCATAGTTCATGTATGTGAACAAAAACGTAGACATTTACAACAAGATGAAAAAGGTGTGCAGGTTGGCTTTTTAGCATACAATAGATTTTTTCAACTAGCACAAGGGGCCACTAAAGATAAAACTTATTTAAGTTTTTCAAAATCACCTTACTATATTGCATTTGTAAAATTTGGTCGTTATGTTATTAGTAGAATAATAATAGAAGCAGACACATATATTGATTGGTTAATAACTCAAAGAATTAAAATAGATGAATGGTGCTTTGAAGCAACTTATGATTTGTATCTTAAAAGTAAATTATTAACGGAACCAGTTGAACCAGCATTAGAAAGAACAGTAAAGTTTATGCAAGAATGGGGTGAAGAACAAAAGGCAGAATGGAATCATTTCTTTTACTATGTTAATATGAACAAAGCAGTTGAGATGATTAATGCAGGTAAGATATCTCCATGGGCAATATATAATTGCAAAAGTGGACAAAAAATGTTAGAAGACATGAATGATGAACAAATTAATTTAATAGAAACAGTAATTAATCCACCATGGTGGAAAAAATTGTTTAAACAAAAGCAATTGGATGTAGATTTTGCAAAAGATGTTTTGAAAACAGCAGGAATAGAATAATGGAAACAGTCAAAGAACAAGACATAAAAATAAGCAAAACAAAAATAGAAACAAAAAAACCATCAATCAAAAATGGAATTTGGTTAGCAACATACAAAGAAGAAACTGACGGTATGAATTGGTTTAAACATACTGGTCCTGGCAAAATAAATGCCACTAATGTATCATTTTTAGCAATACAAGTTTATACAATGGTTAATAATAAACTACCTGCTTTCTTATGTCATTACTCATTAGCAACATCAATTAACGATCTTACTGGCTTTCATGAAGCAACAAAAGTAATTCAAGCAGATATGAATCACACATTATTAGGATATGATGAATACGAAACACCAGAAGATAATATTGAAGGTGTGTTAGGTAATGATAGAAGTATTGTTATATCTACTATGGATTATGTACCAACACCATCAACTGATGGAACATATGGAAATATTTCTGGGGATGCATTTGATACCACTTCTTATGCTATCGCCAAAATGTGCAAAGAAATGAAAGTTAACTTTAAATGTTACAAGTATCTTACCAAAGTCCAACGATATAAAGACGATATGGACGATTGGTTGGCAGAATGTCAAAAGGGTGCTAAACTATTAAAACAAATGTGTGATGAACGTTTTGGCGATATACCATCACCTGCAGGAGAAAAGAATGAGTAAAGATTGGGAATGGGTCCCTGATAAAAAAGAAGATGAAGTCTTTGAATATAAAAATTCAATATGGGCAAAAACAGATAAGGAACCAATTTATGATAATCCTTGCTATGCAGTTTTTAATGACAAGTATCCATGTACAGAAGGACATTTGTTATACGTACCAAAAACTAAAGATGCCCCAGGTATGATTGGATTATGTTTTCAAGAAGCATATCGTGATGGTATGGAGAAAGTTAAAGAAGGTAAAATAGATGGATTTAATATAGGAATGAATCATGGTGGGTGTGCAGGACAAACTGTATTTTGGCCACACGTACATTTTATTCCAAGAAAAAATGGTGACCAAGAACCTGGAGCAAGAGGAATAAGAATAGTTTATCCTACTGATCCATTTAACCCAAACAAGAAAAAAGAATTATGAGTTGGTTAGTTAATTTTATAATTTTTGGCATAGTAGATAATGCTGTTATGATAGCCGGTGCTATATTAGGTTTGTCATGGGAAAGATTTATGCCAAAGTATTTTCAAAAAGGAATGGGTGGAGTTTTAGGTGCAGGTATAGGAAATGCAATTTCAGATTTTATGGGTGGCGCCATAACAGCATCATGGGGACTTGCATTTGGTACAGCCATTGGTTGTCTTATAGGTTTACTTTGGATACCTGTATTTTTGCAACTGAAAAAAGTTAATTGGAAAAAGCCAATGACAATATTTGATCCGGAGAATTGGACATAATGCCTGACATCGATATAGATTTATTAGATAGAGACAAAGCATTAGAAAAAATAAAACACATACCAGCATCTATCTATAAAGAAAATAAACTTACTAAACACAACACAGGTGTTTACGCACAAGACATTCCAAAAGATCCAGTAACTGGATTGGCATCATTTGACTATGAAGTGGCAGACAAATTAGGATATTTTAAAATTGACTTCTTGAATGTATCAGCATATGAAGGTGTAAAAGATGAAGCACATTTAGTTGAACTTATGTATAAAGAACCAGATTGGTCATTGCTACAAAATGAAGAAGCAGTTAAAAAATTATTTCATATTAATGATCATATTGCATTACTTAAAAAACTAAAACCACAATCAATTGATCAGTTGGCGGCTGTATTAG